AAATCTTGTAAAAGATAATCTGTTTTACAAAAAAATACAGTTTTTCCATCATGTAAACTGGAAAGTTTATTATGTTCTAAAAAATCAGTATGGTTCATATATTTTTTCTTCTATTAAGATAGATTTTGTTAATAAATTTATTTCTTTTTTATATTCTGCTCTTTTATCATTCAGCTTATATACATTACGAGCTAAACTAATAAATTCTTCATCAAAAATATTTTGTTGTTCTTTTTTTCTTAACTTATCTTCTACTGCCCATAATTCATTATTAACATTTTTAAGTTTTTGATATATATTTTTAATATTTTGTTTATTACATATGATATTTATATATGGTAGAAGTTCATTTATTTCTTTTTGTATGTTTTGGGTCTGTAGAATATTTTGGCTTTTAAATACTTTAATTTCTAATATAGAAAATTTGTCAATAATTTCTCCATTTGAGACAAGTATTTTATAACTCATATATTAATTATTCCAAAAGTTGGACAACCGTCTTGTGTAAGAGCAAAAATATTAAGATTATACTTAGAACAAAACTCATTAACTGCTCGAACTACTCCTGGAAATTTATTATTATCATAATCATGTCCTGATATTATTCCATTTATTTTAGTTTTTTTCTTACATATTTCTAAGTCATTCTTAACACTATCATAGGTATGGTCTGCATCTATATACATAAAATCAAAATAATGATCAGAAAATTTTTGAAGTATATGTTGACCATATCCTTTATGAATACGTACATAATCATAATTTGAATATAAATTTTTTAAATATTGATAAGAAATTTCTAAATTGGCATATTGCATATTTAAACCATCTTTATCTCCTGACCAAAAACTACCTATAAAAGGATCAATTAGATGTAATTCCTTTGGAGATGTATTGAAAAGTATCTGTGAAAAATCACCTTTGAACACCCCTATCTCACACATAATAAGATTTTGATCGAAAGTGCTGATGAAATCATTTCTTGTTTTATATATATTCATGATATTATTAATTGATTATAAAATTTATTGTAATGACTAATAATTAAGTCTGTTCTGTGTCCCTCAGACATAACTTTCCAGGTATAGTGTATGTTATAGTTTGTATTTTTTTCATCAACTGGAAAACCATCATACATCATATTTAGTTTTGTATCTATATTTGATACTGTTATTTTATTATCAAAAATTGAATCATTTACATGATATTGTTCATATGATGGATAATTAGAATTTTTAGCTTTGGAATAAATACTTTCTAGCCACTGTTGATTCTTTTTAGGAATACCGAATAATCCACAATTATATTTGAATTTACCATTAAAAGTAAAGTTTTCTCTTACATAAGATTGATCGTATGCTAAATTGATATTGTCTGTATCTAACATATTTTTTATATTATATAATTTTGTTGGAATTAAATCTAGATCCCAACATATGATAAAATCATCTTCAACTAAAGAATGACAAAATAGTTTAAGCCACGATGGATGCGCATCATAGATATTTTGAGATATATTTTTATCCAAAACAAACAGATTAATATTATTATATTTACATAATGATTCAATTAAAGGTAGGGAATATTTTGAATACTTTATATCTCCTATATTTATGCAAAAAATGGTCATACTACTATCCAATCTTTTTTCAAAATAAAGTCACTATGATTTTTATACATAAAATTTTTATGATATACTAGTTTAGTGTTTTCGGGTGTTTCTATTCTATCTATTAGATGTATATAAGAAGAATTAATACAGTGTATTTCTGTTGCGTTCTGTATAAGATCTATATTGTCAAAAAAATTACCATTATTACTATAAACCTTTTGTAAAGAATGGTCTATTTTTGTATAATCAAGCCGATCTATACCGTCTGAACCTTGATTGCACAGAAAACTGTAGGGTTTGCTAGGCACTGGATTTTGTGATATTGGTTTATTATATTTGAAAGATATCCAAGAATGATCGAAGTCTACATTCATTTGATAATAAAAAACTTTATCCCACTGAGTCTCCATATCCCTTGGATAGTTATGGTTTAATCCAACGCCTAGTCTAATATAATTCTGACTACCATTTGCTATTCGTTCAGCCTCAAAATCATTATATATTCCGATAACATTAATTTCTTTATTATCACTATACATTAATTTAATATTATTTAAATTTTGATCTTTACAAAATAAATCTATTTTAGTATTTATTGATAAAAATCTTACTAGTCCATTACAAATAATATGATCGCCCAATCCAAGATGATGATGAAGTAGAATTTTATTCATTATTTTTAGTTTTTTCTTTGATTGTGGATAGCATATCCGATGCTAGTGATTGATTTTTACATCCATGTAAAGCATAAAATTTTACTGGACAATTAAATTTTGTATATGTGTCATATAGCTCTTGATCTGTATCGATTTTATTATTAATATAAGCATTATACAAAGTACTATTTGGAAAAAAAATATATCCTAGATCATAGGATATTTTATATTTACTTAATAAACAGTTTAGTATTCCCTCGTCTTCTATGTATGGTATAGCATTATGACTATGAAAATAGTCAATAGTATCAACAATCTCTTTAACAAATTTTATATGATGCTTACCAATAACGCCGCAAGCATAAACATATGGCATACTTGGTTCGTTAGTCGTAAATATAGACATCATATTTTTTAAATTTTGAGCATGAACAGGATTTGTGAAAGGATTATGAGGATGTTTTGCAAATAATGGAAAATTGAGGGTGCTTAAATAAGCAGAATGGTCATAAAATAGATTATCTATACCTGGTAAAACTATCATATCTCCATCTAGCATTACCGTTGTGTCGTATGGAGTATCTAATAAACTAGACCATTTATATCTATAAATATGACTATAACTTCTTATGTTAGAATCATATATTGATACAGAATTAACTAGATCGTTATTGAAATCGTATTTGAAATTGATACAATTAACAGTTATTGGGTGTTTACTAAAAGAGGATATAGAATCTATTAAAATTTTAATTAATGGTAGCCACTGCTCGGTGCAGAAAGTATTAAAACCGAAAGAGGTTCGAGGATTCATATGTATTTTTGATATTCTGGATGTCGTAAATTATTTTCATCAAATACATCTCCAACAAATTCTGTTCCTTGTCTAAGACATGGAAATGGCTTCTTATCAAAAAATTCATCATGTACTAATTTATCGTTTCCGATTAACGGATAAAGTTCTTCAGCAAAAAATCTATAGTCTGTGCCATAGGTATTTGTTTTATTAAAAGATTCTAATAATATTTGCATAGGATATTTATTATTATTTTTATATCCCCACATTCCACCAAGTATAGGAAACTTATGATATGGATGATCCCTCATAATATGAAAAGTCTTATCACTATTTATCCATTCATCAACAGCTATTTTTTCTCTATTAGAAAGTCTACTATCTGTATCTCTAAAAACAACTATTTTGGCATTTTTGTCGTATGATGACTCAAATCTCCAAAACATACTGGTCCAATTACCAGATATATTCTTATTTATTACTTCTGTATTAGATAAGGACTGTAATTGGCTTATTATTTCATTTGGAACAGTATTGTCTAAATAAAATCTACAAATCCAATTAGGGTATATCTTTTGAGCTAATTCAGCATTTTTTATAGCGCCAATAGTGTATTTTGGATTATTTCCCCAAAGACTAAAACTAATTATATTCATGATTTCAATGGGTTATATACCGTAACAAAAAATTTACCCCATATATCATTTATTAATTCGCTAATAAAGTTCCAATTACCACCAGCTAGTCCACTACCGAATTTTGGACAATGTATCTCTATTTTTTCGTTTTTATTCAAGAATCCTGTGTTCATATGGATAAATTGAGATACTTTATACATACTTTGTCCCAATGCAAAGTAATTCAATGGTCTTTGATTAGTAAAATTTCTTACTCCATTTTGCGCAATCATATTAACAAAAAATAATTTATGACGATATTGCGGTTCTTCATATACTTTAATAATTTGAGAATATCCTAAATTTACTGCTAGAAAGTTCCTACCAAGTAAATGATAATCTGTTTTTACTATAGGATATTTTTCTCCAACCTGTGCAGCAAATCCAGCATCAAAAAAATCTACATTATTACAAACATGAGGAACAAATACTGTTGCTCCATTTTCTTTACTCTTTACTCTTTGAAGTATAATATCAAATATATTTTTACTAGATATAACATATGGTTCTTTTTTTATTGTTTTTTGATTTGGCATTTTAGTTATCCTTTTTTCTTTCTTTTATTGCGATAACATTACTGTCTTTATCTAAGGTAAAAATATCGATGATTTCTACCATATCTATTGGGCTGATCCATTTACCGTATCCTGTTTTTAAATCGATACAAAGTTTCTTGCCATCTTTTTTAAAGTCACTAGTTATTATAAAATGACTAGAATTTAATTGAAAACAATCCCCTATCTGAAGTTCCTCTATGTATTTCATTTTATATCAATGATTATAATATCTGTCCCAATCTTCCCATTCTTCTTCTTCGTAACTTTCTTTTATTTTCTTTAGTTCTTTTTTAGAAATATTTTTTCTTCTTAAATCATCATCATCTTTTAATTGATGAAAATGATCTTTTTTCTTTTTAAACTGTTCTCTTCTTTTTTCTTTATCGTTTGAAAAATCGTTATCGAAATTTGGCATTGTTTTCATAATACTCGTCGTGTAACAATCGTATAATACACCAAAAAAGTATCGTGTCAACCACCATTTAGCTTTTTTTGGACATTGACAAAATGAAGATTCTACTTATTATTGGTGCAGACGGGGTGGATATAATCTCTTGAGTCTGATAATAATGATAAACTCTACTATAGTAACAGGGATATGGGATCTTAGTAGAGATTCTCTAGGTGATGGCTGGGGAAGATCTTTCGATCATTATATAGATAATTTCACTAATCTGCTTAAAAATTTACCAAGCGATGTTCCTTTGATAGTTTTTATAGATAAAAATCATGAAAACTTAGTTTATCAATATAGGAATAAGGAAAATACCAGAGTTTATTATCATTCAAAAGAAGAATTTAAAGGTAATTTTTTTCCATTTTTTGATAAAATTCAACAAATAAGACAAAAAGAAGACTGGCTAAATCAAGTTGGGTGGTTAAGGGATAGTACTCAGGCTAGATTAGAGTATTATAATCCTATGGTAATGAGCAAGTTATTTCTGCTTCATAATGCAAAGATATTTAATCCGTTCAATACCGAGTATATTTTTTGGCTTGATGGAGGAATAACAAATACTGTTCATGCCGGATATTTTAGCCATGATAAGGTGCTTCATAAATTAGAAAATGTTGTTAAAAAATTCTTATTTATTTGTTTTCCATATGAAACCACAACAGAAATACATGGATTTAATATTCATCATATGAATAAAATTTGCGATAACAATGTTAATAGGGTTGCTAGGGGCGGTTTTTTTGGAGGCCATATAGATTATATATCATCAGCTAATAATCTATACTATTCATTACTTAATGATACTTTATCACAAGATCTTATGGGAACAGAAGAAAGTATTTTTACTATAATGACATATAAAGATCCCGATATATATCATCATGAAATGATAGAGAGTAATGGTTTAATAAATACTTTTTTTGAAAAATTAAAAAATGATAATACCAATATACAAATAGAAGAGAAAACAAAAAATCGTAAACAACATAGTAATCAAAACATAAAACTATACATCAATGCTTTTAATTCTCCAGAACAACTGGAAATGGTTTTACAAAGTTTTAAAGACTATGATAATGATTTTATATATAAAACAGATAAGGTATTATTAAATAATTCTACAAAATCTGAATTATTTTCTAAATATGATGAGATATGCTCTAAATACAACTTTTCAGAACATCTAAAATACGGCAATAAAGGTGTTTGTGGATCTAGACAGTTTGCTGCTGAACATTTTTCTGATTCTGGTTCTAAGTATATGATTTTTTTCGAAGACGATATGCTTTTGGATTTGAATAATAATTGTAGTTTTGGATTTAATAAAAATATAAGTAACTTATTTAATCGTGTTATTAAGATAATGAAAATAGAAGAATATGATTTTCTTAAATTTAGTTTTAGTGAATTTTATGGCCATAATGGAGATCAGTGGAGTTGGCATAATGTGCCAAGCGAATTAAAGTTAAAGTATTTTGGTCGAATACAAAAAAAACCACTAACTAAATTTACTCATATCAAAAGTATCGATGGACTACCTTATGCTGAAGGAGAGATTTACTACAGCAATTGGCCACATATTATAGATCAGGAAGGTAATCAAAAATGCTTTCTTGACGTTAAGTGGGATCATCCTTTTGAGCAAACATGGATGAGTCATATATATACATTAACAGTAGAAAATAAAATCAAACCAGCTATTTTATTGGCAAGTCCTATAACACATAACAGAGTTCATTTTTATAATCATAATGAAAGAAGAGAAAATTAATGTATGACCAAGAACTAGCTGATAGATTTATTAAAAATAATTCTGTTGTGCATTTTGATAAAAAATCTTCAGACAATGATCTTTATCCGTATCTAGACTATTGTTTATCCAATTCATCAAAATCTCAAGACTATTTATTTATGGAGCTTGGGGTTTTTACAGGAAATACCTTTAATTGTATACGCTCTTCGCTACCAAATAATATTAAGTTATATGGATTTGATACATTTACTGGATTACCGGAAGACTGGATGATTAATGATAGAGATATATTATATGCAAAAGGAACATTTTCTTTAGATTATGTACCAAATAATACATATAATACAGAATTTATAGTTGGAAATATAGAAGATACAATAGAACAATTTCTCAAAACTAATAATAAAAAAATTTCTTTTGTGCATTTTGATATGGATTTATACAGACCGACATTTTTTGCTTTGAAACAAATGCACAGTTATTTTTTAAATGGGGCTGTTTTAGTATTCGACGATTTTTACAATTTACCTGGATGGGAAAATTATTCATTTAAAGCTCTTTTAGATTATGTAAATTTATACAATATTGAGTTTGAACCATTATCAACAGTAGGCTGGCGCGATGGATGGGCTTCTGCTGCTATTAAAATAATAAACAGGATATAAAATAATGAAAAATAAAAAATCAAAAAATAATACTATATTTATACAGATAGCTTCTTATAGAGATCCTCAGTTATTGCCTACACTAAAAGATATGCTTAACAAAGCAAAATATCCAGAAAATCTAAGAGTAGGAATCTGTTGGCAACATGCGGAACAAGATTCTTGGGATAAATTAGACGATTATATAAATGATCCAAGATTTAAAATATTAAATATTCCATATAATGAGAGTCAAGGAGTTTGTTGGGCAAGAAATATGGTTCAATCTCTGTATGATGGAGAAAAATATACACTACAACTTGATAGCCATCATAGATTTGTAGAAAATTGGGATAGTGAATTAATTGATATGTTAAAAGATTTACAAAAAGAAGGACATAAAAAACCATTAATTACATCATATATTCCTAGTTTTGATCCGGATAATGATCCTGGCGCCCGTATTCAAGAGCCTTGGAAAATGAATTTTGACAGATTTATACCAGAAGGGGCCGTATTCTTTTTGCCTGCATCATTTGATATTTGGGACGATAAGACTAAACCATTACCTGGTAGATTTTATAGTGCTCATTTTGCATTTACTGTTGGAGAATTTTGCAAAGAGGTTCCTCATGATCCTAATTATTATTTTCATGGTGAAGAAATAAATATTGCAGTTAGAGCTTTTACTCATGGTTATGATATATTTCATCCACACAAGGTCTTGGTTTGGCATGAATATACAAGAAAAGGACGCACAAAACAATGGGATGATGATAAAGTTTGGGGCGATAGAAACTCTAAGAGCCATCTTAGAAATAGAAAATTATTTGGTATGGACGGCGAAATAAATGATATAGATTTTGGACCATATGGTTTTGGTAAAATTAGATCTCTTGAAGACTATGAACTATATTCTGGATTATGTTTTAGTAAAAGAGGTATCACGCAGAGGGTACAAGATCATAAGCCACCGCCTGATCCAGAATTATCTAATTTATCTCATAAAGAATTTCAAACTCATTTAATGAGTATATTTAAACACTGTATTGATATTCAATATGGTCAAGTTCCAGAAAGTGATTATGATTTTTGGGCAGTTGCTTTTAAAGATAATCAAGGTGAAGATATTTTCAGAAAAGATGCAGATAAAGATGAAATTCTAAGAGTAAAAAATGATCCTGATGGATACTGTAAAATATGGAGAGAATTTCAAACAAGTGTCAAACCGACTAGTTGGATAGTTTGGCCTCATAGTATTAGTAAAGGATGGGCGGAACCCATAATTGGATATTTATGAAAAAAATAAAATTTATAGATGAAAATCTAATAGGTCAAAATAATTTATCTAGATATATTAACTACGAAACTGGATGGTCTAGAGATTGCAATGACTATGATATTGCCATCTATACAGATAGATTATGTTTTTTAGATAATATAGATTCTACAAAAGAAAATTACGCATGGATTATTGAGCCGCCTATAGTCAATGGCGATAATTATATAAAAATTACTAAACCAGAATTTTTTAATAAATTCAAATTAGTTTTTTCATATAATAAATGGTTGGACGAAAGAATTCCAAATTTTCAATTTGTGCCTCACGGAGGAACTTGGCTAAGAGAACAAGATATTGATATATATCTAAAAAATAAAATGTGTAGTATGATTTTTTCTGATAAACAGTGGAATGCTGGACATAGATTAAGATCAGTAGTATACGAAAATTTAAAAAATAAATCTTTTATTGATTTCTTTGGATCTGGCGTTAATAATCCTATAGAGTTTAAGGTTGATGCTCTAAAAGATTATATGTTTTCTATTACTATGGAAAATGAAGGTCCACAACATCTATTTTCTCCAGATACTGATTATTTTAGTGAAAAACTACTAGATTGTTTTTTAACTGGAACCATACCAATTTATTATGGAAATAAATCAATAATAAATTATTTTGATATAAATGGAATAATACTATTTGAAGATTCATCGTCTATAGACTCTATAATAAATAATCTATCGAAAGAATTATATTTATCAAAAATACAGTCAATAAAAAATAATTTTGCAATAGCTCACACATATATGCACCCAGAAAAAATTATAAACATCTATGCACAATAATATTATTATAACAGGAGCTAATAGTCCATATTTTATATCGCTTCTTACTCTTATAAATAGCATACATAAATATAGTTATAATATAATAGATGCTATTATTGTATATGATTTTGGTCTCGATTCATCAGAGATACAAAGATTAAGATCTTATAAAAAAGTAGTAGTAAAAAATATTTCTGAAAATTTTGATATCTATGAGTCTATATCTACAGTTAAAACAAAATGTCATTTTTTAAAAATGTTTACTCTTTTTGATTCGATAGCATCGGCTAAAAAAGTTTTATGGTTGGACGCCGGAGCCTGTGCCTTAGATTCTATACAATCAATTTTTGATATTATTGATAAAGAAGACATATTTTTAGTTGGAGATGTTCATTTAAATAAAAACTATACTCATCAAAAATGTATAGATATTATGAAAGCCACAGAAGATGAACTAAATGATAAGCAGTTGTGGTCTGGGCTTGTTGGGTTTAAAACAGATGGTGTCTATACACCTTTAATTAAAGAAGCATGGGGCTATTCTCAAGTGGAAGGGTGTATTGATGGGTATGAAAGCAACCATAGACACGATCAAAGCGTCCTGTCTATTCTAGCATCAAGATATAAATGTAAAAGATACGATATAGATAGATATGGATATTGGACAGATATTAATAGAAATTTAGAAAAAGCTTTAGAAAATAATAGTATAATTTTTGCGCATAGAAAAGGATATACCAATCATAATGATTTAATTATTGATTATGTGTGTAAAAAATATGAAAACTATTAAAGATATTCCAAAATTTGTTATTAATTTAGATCGTAGACAAGATAGATTACATTCTTTTGATAAAGAAATGAGATATATTGGTTGGAAATATCATAGGTTCTCTGGTATTGATACCAATAGCTATATTGGATGTGCGCAATCCCATCAAAAATTATCCTCAATAATTCTTGAAGAAAATTATGATTATGCAATGGTAATGGAAGACGACATTAGTTTCATGCCATATGCTAAAGAATTACTAGATAATATTGATAATGAATTATTTAATACTAATTTAGATTGGGATATTTTTCACCTTGCGCCTTCTATACATAGGCCATTAAATCAATATAATAAATATCTTCTTGATTTAACTAATGTTCCTGAAAAAGATCCTACAAAACATAGAGGAATATTTGGTACTAGTGGATTTATTTTAACAAAAAAAGCATGTGAATATATAATTGAATGGGATACTAATAAATTTGTACATAATTCTCATCAACAAATGGCTATTGATGAATATTTTGATAAAATAATATATCCCAATACTAAAAGCTTTTGTGGAATATTACCTATAGTAGTACAAAGACCAGATTTTTCAGATATCAATAAAACATATGACACTAATCATTATCTTATGACATATAACTGGAATGTATACTGTCCTATAAAACTAGAATCACGAATGCTTGATTACGATCTATGTCAATCTCTTAAAAACTATGAAAACTAAGATAGTATCTGCAATATATTTTGATCTTTATGGAACATCTCTTGGTGGTCGTCCAGGACGTAATGATCATTATTTATATAGCTTAAATAGCATCATGAATATTAGTAATGCAGAATTTATAGTATATACTAATGATAAAAATAAAATTGATACTTTTTATCAAGAGTTTTATCCAGATAAAGTTGATAGATTATCTACTATAGAATACGATTTATATAATACGGAATATTCTAGTAAAATAAATAAAATTAAAGATATAGAATCAACTAAACAGTCAGTAAGATGCATTGAATTACAATATTCAAAATTATCTTGGATTAAATTAAATGCTCATGATTGCGATTATATATACTGGATTGATGCTGGGTTATGCTATAGCGGATTAATTCCAGATAAATATTTAAATATTCATACTGGTAAATATTTTGATAGTTATTATGGATCTAATATATTTACAAATGAACTATTAAATAATTTAAATAACTATACAAATAATCAAGTTTTTGTATGCGCAAAAGAAAATAGAGATTTTTATTGGGATTCCTCTATTCCTTGCAAATATTTTATTGATGATTGTCAATCATGCTATCATATTATTGGTGGTTTATTTGGAGGATATCTATCATCTATAAATTATATATGTGATAAATTTAGTATTTTAACTAATACTTTATTAGATAATGAGCCTGTTTTATATAGCGAAGAACAAATACTGAGTTGTTTATTTTTTAGTTATCCAAATTATTTTAAAAATAAAATGTTTCATATATGGTGGCATGAAAATAATATATCAGGAGCGATGCCAAAAGAGGATGGGTTAGAATTACTTAAAAGAATTAGAAGTTTCTATAAAATTATAGAAGAATTCATATAGTAGGATACATAATCCCGTAACCTTGATATTGTTTAATATCACTATAATTTGGATCATTCAATGGCTTGCATGATCTCTTAAAAACTTCAATATAGTCGTTATAACTAGATAATCTATATTTTTTACTTCTATTATTATAACTTAATAAGAGAGATGCTAGTCCTACAGCAAATGGATTACTCATGCTGGTTCCGCTCATTTTCGCATATTGTTTATTTGGCGCACACCCCATAATATTATGACCAGGAGCTAGAAAATCTAAACTATCTCCACTACACGAAAATGGCGTTCTGCGTAAATTTTCATCTATTGCTCCTATAGCCATAGTATTTTCACATTTAGCAGGATACATTATATCTGAATTTGGTCCACTATTACCAGCGGCACAAAATATTATCTTTCCTTTATTAACAGCATAATTAATAGCTTTTTCTATATCTGAATTTGGTCCACTTGAACCTAGACTCATTGTCATAAAATTAACAATAGATTGATCAGCACTCCAATATATGCCATCTACAATTGAATTAATAGATCCACTACCTCTATCATTAAGAACCTTTACTGGTATAATTTTTGTTTGAGGAGCAACACCAACCATGCCATATCCATTATTACAAGCTGCTATTGTAGATGACACATGGGTACCATGACCATTTTTATCTATTGGTTTTTCAGATATATTAACAAAATTTTTTCCATCTAATAAATTACTTTGTATGTCTGGATGATCTAAATCGCATCCTGTATCTAATACAGCACATACAACACCATCTCCCTGACTATGTGTCCAAAAACTAGGAATATCGAATTTATTAAGTTCCCATCCTAATTCTTGAGGATCACTTGGAGACAAGCCATACAGCGGCTCTGTTACATATGGAAGTAATCCTATTTTTGTTTTATTAAACCATTTTTTAAACATATTATTTTTCTTTCAATAATTCTTGTGTTGTATTTTCTATCCAATCTTTATATACACTAACTCTTGTATGAGCACTGACTGCCCCATACTTTGATTTACCTTTATTAATTTTGTCTTCTATAACACCAGAATGGATACCAGCAAGATCATTTTCTATAAATAGTCCACCCCCGCTATCTCCGGGAGCAATGATAAACTCCAATTCTGTTTTACCTGTTTTTACTGATGGAGAACAGAATAATAAATATTCATTAACAGCGTCAATAAAATTAGATCCTGCTCTTTTTTTACTTTCTTTGCTTGGCAATATACCTGTGATAAATGTTCCAGTAGAACCATATCCAGCCAAAGAACAAATAGAGCCATTTTCTTGATTATTTTTATATATATCTGGATACCAATCTAATCCTATATCTCCCGAGACCAAACATACTGCTATATCGTGTCTTCCAAATTTTTCGTAGTCATAATTTTTATGAATTACTATTTTTTTAACTGGTAATAATTTTGTACTAAAAATTACAACAGCGGTTTTATTATTATGAAATATATGAGCAGCTGTTATAATAATATTATTTTTGTATGCTACTACAGATCCAGAATATGAAGTATCGTCCTGTTTTCTTCCTATTATTTGACCAATATATGGAAATTTTAAACCATAATTTATGTATTTTTCATCTGGAGTATTAGGATCTATTGTTCCAGAAAAAGATAAAGTTCCATATATTATTACTAATAGTACCAAAAATATTTTTATCATAAAACTGAGCCTTTATTTTGTAGGGCTTGTTGATTACTTTATTATAATACACCCTACAATCTTTTATCACATCCTCATTCCAACTGTTCCAATCCATGAGATGCCCAAAAACAAAATGGCACGTTTTACATAAAGTGATTAAATTTTTTGGATCTAATTCTTTTGATTGATCCACATTTACAGGGACTATATGATGAACTTGAAGATTCTTAATAGATGCGCATGATTGACAAAATGATTCTTTTTTTAGATGATCAAGTCTAGTTTTTTTCCACTTATATGACCTGGATAGTATAGAAAACATCAAATTTTATACTCATGATTAGGATCATATGTTAAAAATGATGCTATTGTATATCTAACTCCTTTTGTTATTTTTGTTACGCCATGTAAACAATCTAATCCGCCTGTGTGTATAGCATTATAACCTACTTTTGGCAGTACTTGCAGATTATCTTTATTAGGATAATATAAAATTCCACCTTCAAAATCTTCATTCAAAAAAGTAACAGTTCCAAAATCTCTCCAAGGAAATGGATGTTGACTACCATTTGGCTCAACAGCATCAGCATGAGGATGCAACTCGTATCCTTCTGTCCATCTTACTATGTGTAGACTATCTATATATAAAGGTTTTTCTATATTAGATTGTTTAATAAACTCAGATATCATATAATCTTTACCACTCTTAATTATATTTATAATTTCTTCATCTTTAATTTGGTTAATATATATTTGTCTACCTTGCCAATAATTAGATCCTAATTCACCAAAATCGGATTGATGACTATTGATATAATCTATAATCTTAGTTGTATTTGGTTTAATGATTTTATTTTCAAAGATAATTGGTTTGTCATTCACGTAACACCTCTTCATAAAAAAATATATTATCAGTACATATTCCACGACTACGTTTCAGTATATCTATATGATAATCAAATAGTTCTGGTAAAACACAAATTGTATTATTATCCAATTCGCTACCTGGATATGCCCAAATGATTTGTTTAGACGTTAATGTATATTTATCATTTTCGTGGAAAAAATAATTTAATATACCATATAGATTATTGCATCGACTAAACGCTTGTAAATTTTTGCAATGAATCCATAGCTTATTGGAATATTTTATTAGCCAATCGGTTTTAATTATGTATTGCGGAGCATCATGTCCAAGATACCAATTGTTATCAATATATCTAATATCTATTTCAACGTCATAACCAAGAGATATGACATTTTTAATAGTGTCTGGATGATTTTCTTTGTCTTCTATCTTTTCTTTTACATTACCTCTATGAGAAATTAGTATCATGATTTTGTAAAAAATATTGTAGATCTTCTGGAGTTCCTAATCCCCACATGCCTTCGATATTAAATATTGCTATTTTTTTCCCATCCTCTATAGCCTCATTAAATACTGGGCAAACATAAAATTCATTATTATGTCTTTTATTTTTTCGTATCATTTGCTCTGCATATTTTACATAATCAGAACCCTTTTTCCAATAGTATATCCCAACTGTTGCTATGTCAGATATTGGATTTTTTTCTGCAACTTCCGTTACAAATCCTTTATCGTCCACTTTAACAAAAGACCATTTTGGATGAGTAGATTTAAAGGTTAATATGCCAGCATCTACATCTTGTTCTTGCATTTTGTACATAAACTCACTGCTGTTCCAATCAACATATTGATCAGAGTTGGCAATAATCAAAGGATTATCATTATTTATTAATTCTTTAGCCAACAGAGTTGTACAAGCAGCGCCATCTGTTACTGAATCTACAGTGATAATATTAGTATTATTAGCTTTAACAATTAAAGGCAATAGACTATTTAAATTATATTTCTCAGAATGTAATTTTTGTACTATAAAAGTATGGGGACTATCAAATGACAGATTTTCAACTATCATTTGTATCATCGGCTTTCCACGAACATCAATAAGAGGTTTAGGAAATGTATATCCGGCTTTTTCAAAACGACTACCAGCCCCGGCCATGGGTATCAAAACATTTAATTTAGAATCTTGCCACATGATCTGATCGTTACTTCTTGTGTTGTACGAATCTATAATCTGAAATAGATTACTATTACTGAGGTCATTTGAATTTTTTACTCTATATATATTAGATCCGGATCTTTTAGCTGCAAGTAGACCGTGGGGAGAATCTTCAATTATTAATGTCTCTTTAGGCAAAACGCCAAAAGAGATCATTGCTTTCCAATACATTTCAGGATATGGTTTTGATTTCTCCACATCTTCATTACTAATAATTAAATCAATATATTTTATGATTTGTAGTTTACATACAGCTCCATATATTGTTTTTCTAATAGAATTAGAACAAATAGCAATCTTATAATTAGCTTTTGATAATTGTGTAATCTGATCTAATAGTTTAGTATTAGGTACTAAGTTAGATAATTTTTCATGAGTTATGTTTTGTTTTTTAGTCCAAATTTCATTATGTAAATGTTCTGGCAAATCTTTCTCTTTACTTAAAAGATTTAATTTTTCTTTTGTTTTTAGCCCATCATATTTACTAATATGCTCGTCCCACGTTATTTTATAGCTATCAGCTAAAACTTCATTCAAAGCATCATAATGTATCTGTTTTGCGTCCAACAGAACACCATCTAAATCAAATATAATAAGTTTAATCATTTTGATATAATTTTCATACGAATACTATTATTAATAGTTGGGATATAGTTACTATTCCATAAATACTCAGATATTAGCCCTTCTGGATGCTGAGGAAATATATTTTGATTTAATAAATACGATTCATATATATTACTATAATAATCCATTGCCTCAGAAGTTCCGTGGGCGAATTGATCATTTGGCATATATTTAGGGCCGATAGTATCCAAAATATTTTTCATATTATTATTAAATGGCTTGTCTATATTTTCATTTGGAGCTAAATACAAAGGATAATCTGTCAAAAGTTTTAAATGCTCAAAGAACAAATCAAATCTGCATCGTATAACTACATCATATTTAAAATCGTAATTAATTTCATATTGTTTTTTTAGATTATTACTTTGATAAATACTATAATACATCATAATAGCATTAAAAAATTTAACATTATTATTAGATGACAATTTATTGATAAAAAAATCTTTATCTGGATATTCTACTAAAATTTTTTTTGGACTATATAATGAAAATAATTTTGAATTTATAAGATAATTATCATTTAAATACTTATCATAATTAGAGATATTATATTCTTTACAATAATGTAAATTGTCTGGAGTTTTTGGATATAGCCCATTATATAGCCATGTATGTATAAAAATATCGCAATTATATGGTTTAATTATATTAATATACTGGCTATCGAAACATTTTTCGTATGCTCTAGTCTGACCAGATAGACATAAAGCTATTCTCATTTATCTAATCCTGTTTGATGATCAGAAAATTTATTGTCATAAATATCTACTCCCCTCCAATATCTTTTTCCATTTCTATGTTTTTTTTGTTGATCAATAGTTGATCTTTCAACACCAAAAGCTTTAGCGCATTCTCTTTCTTTTTGTATGCTTTCATTATCGAATACTTTTGTTGCATCTACAATGCTATATTTATCTATAAAATGTCTTGGATATGGTATAATACAACCAATATAATCTTCTTTATTTATTTTTATAGTATGATTAGGTCTTGTAATTCTTAGATTATATGTAAAATCTCTTCGCAAATTATCGGTTTCGACAACGCCTGTCATATGATATATACCATCTATAATATAATTTGGTGGATTTATTGTCATCAAATTAATTCCTGGAGATGTTCTTAATTGATATGGCATTTGTATTGTAAAAGTACCCATTCCGAAATGAGCTTTTATAGATTGTAGATTATGTGTTTTTTTATATTCTTCTTCTGGAGTTAATATATTGACTTTGACTGACTCAACAGCATTTCCTCCATCCCAAATTACTTCAAAATCATATAAAGATTTTACTACAAATCCATATTGATTACCAATAACTAATGGTAAACAATGATAAGCATGATCAATAAACCAGCTTCTTTTTGAAGAACCCTTTAGAGACTGAAATACACTATCTATATAGTCTTGAGTTTGCCATTGTGGCTCGTAAGAAATAGCCACAATATTAGTTTCTGGAATTATCATCTAATACTCCTTATAGAGAGTATTATAGTACTTGAGATGCTATTAAGCAACCTTTCGCTACAGCATGAAGAGGATCGTTGGCATGAACAACTTCTTTAATTGGTACAGGAAAATTATTATCTATTAATTTTTGATGAAATGTTTCAACGTATCCTTTTGCTAATGATGTGCCGCCAGCGATAACAACTTTTAGAGGTTCTTTAAATTTTGGTAAAGATTTATGGTTTACTAATGTTATACTCAAATGTTTAGTGGTATAATCTATTAATCTTTCATAATACGAACAGACCGCTTGAAGCACAGGACTATCACTAGCCTCACCTATTCTGTAAGAACCATGTTCTTTTTCTGCTTGGACTACACTATCTGGTTCGCCTATAGCAACAGCCACCATTCGATCAATCCAGTCTCCAGATTTGGTTGTACTAAAAGTTACTGTTGGTTCACCATTTAACATAACACAAACATTAGTCATACCAGCCCCACAACTGACTCCAATCCCAGTATAATCATTTTCTTCTAATCCAGCATAGCATAGAGCTTCTGCTTCATTAATCGCTCTAGCATCATAACCCTGCTCTGCTAATATTGTTTTTACAACATCTTCATGATATCCAACATCAAAATCATCATCTTCTTGATCAACTGGCTGCGCCGGTTTACAAAATATTAATTTTTCGCCTGACTCTGAAGCCTTCCCGACTACTTCTTTCAGAATAAAAGCTAGTACTTTTTTTGCTTCTTTCTCTTTTGACGACACAACACCTTTATACATAGGTCTTTTTGCGCTATCGTTTCTTTCTATGGCTTTTTCTATAGCATCTTTTCCTAAGAGAATAAAAGAATTGTCACTATCTTTAATAAATACTTTACCGTTTAATCCTTTTTCTATCATCTTAGTAGCAACAGGAGTTGTCGGTTTTATAATGTAAAAAGCATCTCTAAAATCGGTATACTTAATACCTTCATCGTTCTGCTCTGCTAAAACAATAAAACTTGTACCCACGTCTAAGCCTTTAGCCATGTTTCTTCTCCAGTCATTTTTTTAGATTTTTTAGCTTATTTATAGAATCAGTAATATTTTCCGTAGATTGTTTTGATGTTGCTAGTTTATCGTATTTTTTTTCTAAATTATCAGTAATAATTTTTGGAATAAATTTTGTTTCATCAATATCGACCATAGACATTCCTTCTTTTTTCTTTAAATTCTGATTATTGGATAAGTATCTATCTGTAATATTTATTGTATTAATAGAAGATATTTTGCCTAAAATATATCCGATAAATAAACTTATAATATTTAAAATTAGTAATATTAATATAATTATATTGCTATTATTCATAATTGTCTTTTAATATACACCATTTATATGAAGACGCCAAAATGATCTTTTATAGAAAAATTAAAGTACTTATTGTACTCTGGGTCATTTTCTATCGACCAGTATTTTATTTTATCATCTGGTAAAGGCCATCTTTCTATTAGGTTTGGATTTTTTCTAAAATATTTCCATTGTCTATTAACAGAATATGCTGGGCCAGAATGAAACCAATTAACAAGACATGATCTATCATAATCACATCCTATAAATGCATGATATGAATTATGAGTAATTTCAAATATAAATAATCTATTATTAATAGGCTCTATAGTTTTTATCAGTCCTCCATTATAGCTAGAGTATATTCCTGTTCCACCGCCATCGTATGAACTATTATCGTTATTAAAATAATATATCATAGCTATTGTTCGCATAACTTTGATTGTGTCAGGATTAGTTTCGGTATCGTCAGTATAATTAGTTCCTCCAGTACATACAAATTTATTATTGCTATTTATAAATGAAACTATATTCATATCTCTATGAATAAAACCGCTTTTAGATGGACTTTTATGAAAATGAACAGATGGTGCAACGTGTTTTGTTGTTACAATATTAAAAGTTTTTTCAACAAAATTTTTTAATTCTTCTGATGCAAAAAAATCATAGCCATCCACTAGTTCTTTTGTAGACAAACCATAAATATATGCATCATAATTACTAGTTGCGTTTTTTTGATTTTTATATGGAACTGTTTTAGATATAAATATTGAAAATTTATTACATAATGATGCATAGATATTATCATTAAATAAATTATCTATAATAATATGATTAAATGGTTCATTAAATTTTTGTATTGTTAATAGTTTTGATTCGTAATGATGTATCTTACATTCATATCTATATTTTACAACACTTAAACCCTCTCTATTCACAGATATAATTTTTTCATAGCTATCTTTTTGTATATAATTATATAATAATACAGTTAATTTTCTAACTGATATAAGATTTGTATTTGCTAAAACTTTTGAATTATCATGTGTCCAATATATAGTCCCATCTTTTTCATAAAATCTTCCTGTATAATCATTTGATCCATATACTATTGGTGGTCTTACAACACACACATTATCAAAATTTATAGCATAATTTTCTAACTCTTCTTTATTTTTACAATATTCAAATATATTATTATTTTCAAAATTTTCTTTTGATTGTTTATCAGTCCCATCAGCACATGTTGTTGATATCAAAATATATTTTTTACAATTTATATTGGGATGTATTTTTTTAAAATCGCCAAGATTATAGCAAGAAAAATCTACTACTAAATCGAATGATGAGTCGTGTAGATTCTCGCATTCTCCATTATATCTATCTATATAGATATGTTTAATTTTATCCTTAAATAAATCTGGATTTGTAATCCCTCTATTTGCAAGATATATATCAGATTTAGAATTTTGTAATAATAAATATTCTACAAAATCCCTACCTAACATTTGTGTACCGCCAATAATTAGAATTTTTTTATAGTTTATCATATTAGATCTGATAAAATTTTACCGTTATCAATAATTTTAACTGGCCTATTACCTGGAGCTATTAGATGTTTATTATGATCAATGCCTAGTAAATTATATAGTGTGGCTCCCCAGTCCTCTACACTCACCGGATCGTCCTGTGGTTCGCTTGCTGTGTCGTTGCTGGAGCCGTATACCAGCCCTTTTTTAATTCCGCCCCCTGCCATGACTATAGAAAAAACACGCGGCCAATGATCGCGTCCAGCGGTTGGATTTATTTTTGGAGTACGACCAAATTCTGTGGCAACACAAACCAGTGTTGAATCTAATAGACCTTTTTCATCTAGGTCATTTATTAATGCAGAAAAAGCTTTGTCAAAAGATGGCAACTGACTACCTATATTTAGCGCTATATTATCGTGATGATCCCATCCGCCATAAGTTACATTCACGAATCTTACCCCCGCCTCCACCAATCTTCTGCTTAGTAGTAATCTCATTCCAGCAGCAGTTTTACCATAAATTTCTTTGGTCTTATCGTCTTCTTTGTTAATATCGAATGCTTGTATAGCCTGAGACGAATTCATAATATCATAAGCATTTTGATAAAAAGAATTCATAGAATCCAAAGAGTCTGACTTTTGCCTAACATTGAACTCTTTGTTGACTATTTCTAGCATCGCTTTTCTTTTATCAAATCTATTTACAGATATTCCATCTGGTAATGTTAAATCTCTAACTTTAAAGTTTGGATCTTCTGGATTTCCACCAAGACTAAATGATGAATAACTATGACTAAGATATCCAGCACCAGCAAATTCATTAGGTACATTTGGTACTGTTATATATGGAGGTAAATTATTCCTGACTCCTAATTGTTGACTGACTACTGATCCTAAACTCGGATACTGAATGGCTGGACTAGGACGATATCCAGTAAACATATTATTAGTTCCACGCTCATGTGCTGTTTCGCTATGAGTCATGGATCTGATAATGCTAATTTTGTTCGCTATTTTTGCAGTTTCTGTTAAGTATTGACTAAAAAATATTCCAGGAATACTAGTTGATATACTATTTAAAGGACCCCTATAATCAACCGGACTATTGGGTTTTGGGTCAAATGTTTCTTGATGAGCATATCCACCCGGTAGATAAATATAAATCACTGACTGTGCTTTTGCTTCCTTCACAGAAGGTTCTTCTGCTCTTAATTTTAGGTAGTCTCCAAGATTTAGTCCTAGATATCCTAAAACGCCCGTGTCGATAAAGCCTCTTCTGTTAAACATAAAACATCCTTTTCTGGTTATATTATACACTATTATAGCAAAATAGGTGGGACAAGCCCACCTATCTTGATTTAAATTGATTATCTAATTTAGATACTATTATTAGTTAGTATAGTTTCCTATCACTCTGCCCTTTTGGGTTCGTGATATAAACTTTTTTCTAACCAAATATGGCTCTATGCTATTTTCAATAGTTTCTACAGCAATACCAGTAAGAGAAGATATTGCTTTTAAGCCTAATGGATTACCTTTATTGCTTAGTAGTAGATTCAAATACATTCTATCATAAGCATCCAATCCGTCTTTATCAATACCTTGAATACTAAAAATCTCATCTATAGATTCTGTAGAATTTGGATGACAGGTCTTGTAATTTTTATACCATTGTAATCTAGAGTTTAGAATTCTAGGAGTTCCTTTACTTCTTTTAGCGATCTCAACAAGATCAGTCTCATCAATAGAAATAGAGAGTTTATCACAGTTCGATCTTGCTAGTTTAGCTAAATCAGTATCGTTATAAAAACTAAGATGTTCTTTGATGCTGAATCTATCATAAAATGGTTGACTTAAACTACCACCACTAGTTGTTGCTCCTACCAAAGTAAAAGCTGGAAGATCAATAGTTTCTGGTTTTTTCTCTAGAGTGATTGTTAATACAAAATCTTCCATAACAGGATACAAAAATTCTTCAACAAGTTTTGGTAGCCTGTGAATTTCATCAATAAATAGGACTGATCGTGGTGCAATTCCCATAAGATACGGAATAATATTTTTAACACTTCTGAGATTTGCCGCGTTGGTTGTGTACAGATTTACGTTCAATTCGTTGGCGATAGCACTCGCTATGGTAGTTTTACCAAGGCCCGGTGGCCCATCTATTAAAGTGTGTGGCATCACGGTTGATGTTTTTAAACAGCCCGTCACGCTGACCTTTAGCCTATTAATCACATCATCTTGCCCAAGAATTTCGCTAAATTTAGTTGGCCTTATACCTTTAGACATTTTTTATCTCCAATGATTTTAATGATAACTCAATAAGTTGTACGGCATTATCGGTTTGATTAATTAGATACGTTTTAGTTAGTATGTCTTTAGCCTCTTGGTTTTCAAAGCCATACTGAACCAGTATTTTAACACATTTGTTTAACAAGTCAACCGGAATTCTTAATTCAGATTTATTGTGTTCTATTGCATCCTTGTTTGCGTTAGGCTTTTGCTTTACTTTAGATTTATCACTATATTTGATTTTTATGTTGTCGATTGTTTTTGGCCTAAACACTGTTCCACAATCGCAAACAATCTTGAAATTTTTGGTCTTGACTTCTCGTAAAAACAACCAATGATTAGCACCACAATTTTCAGATGGACATCTATATAGAAAAGAAGCATCAACCTCAATCGGTTTCAGGTGTTTCATCGTCTTTTATCCAGAAAACAAAATCATTGATTTGTTCATCGTAAGCGGACTCTATCATACCCTTACTTGCTAATGATGATAGCATATTACTAACTAGTCGTCCATTCATTTCTTCTATAATTTGTGAAAATATTTTTTCATCAATTAAATATCTTGACTCATTTGTGATTTTATGTTTTTGTTCTTTAGCCAGACTCTTAACTATAACCAGAGATTCTTGCTGAGTTAAAATTTGATCCATCTCCTCCAAATCATCTTGACTAATTTCTGTAATAAGTTTTGTAAACTCGTCAGGATCATCTCCTATGCTTTTATCGAAACCATTGAATACAAGTTTTCTGGCCGACCTTGTAAACTCTTCTAAATCATCTATAATATAGTTTTGTTTACCCATGTCTTTCTCCGTATTTATTTAAGTTCAAGCGTAACTGAAAAAATTGGCTTGTATATTTTTGTAGTAAAATTTGATTCCTCTACAACTTTGATACAAATATCTTCTAGAAAATTCAGCCTAGTTTCTATCTCTTTAATAGCATCTGTTCTAGAAAATCTGACTACTCTATCTGAGGATTGAAAATATAAGATATATTTCATATTAATTTAGGATATCAAATAATCCTTTGTAGTAATGTGGTTGTAATACAAAATGAACAGCATGACTTTGAATATGATTCAAGTACTCTCTGGCTAATCCAGCGTTAACAAAGTACTCTTTTTTCCATATGGGTTGTTTCTGATAGTTAATCCCCAAATACTGGAAGTTTTTAGACTTCTCAGTATTGGAGAAATAACTATTCACAGGAAACGACTTTTTGGGAAAATTAACATACCACACATTTGATGATCCTTCGACTATATCATTTAGAGCATTATATAGCATTTTACCCCAAGCATCCCAAGCAGCGGGATCAAACTTAAAATAGTGCTTATATTTGTCTTGAGCATCATCATAATCATACTCATCATTATAGTTATCATCTTCTTGGTCCATTGTATTTTACCTTTATCATAATCAACAAAAGAGTGTTGGCGGGATCGAACCGCCATAGCCCAAATTGCTCACTCCATTTTTATCAAATATAATCCTGATCGGGATCATAATCTTCATCTTCATCTTCATCTTCGTACTGATTCCAGTAATCATCATCATACTCATCATACAACTGTTCTTCATCCTCATCATAAGAATCTTCACTAAACTCAGCCTTGTAAAGAGGCTTTAGTAGTTCACCTTGATATTCACCAACAACTTCATATCTACAAGTACGAAGTTTCTCATGATTACAATCACTAGGAACGCTGACCACATCCTTTGGATTGATCTTAACAATCATAATATGATCGCCACTATCAGCACTACCATAATTAGCCACATAGTTTAAAGCACCAGCATGAAGTCCCTGAGAGCAACCAACACTACGATTATCGTCAACCTTAGCCCTATTCATTTGGCA